CAATTAACGTCTATGGAAATTTTTAATGAAGTATTAAACGCTAGGCGTAAAAGACATTTAGGAATAGAATTAAATAATAAAGAATCAATTTATTTAAATAATTGGGAAAAATTAAAGAAACCTTATGGGACTGTAAAAGATAATAATAATAATATTATATCAAATTCAGATATATCTAAAATTACTATTCCTGATGATGGAATAATACACACTATAGGTACTTTTCTTTCTGCCAATAAAGAATTAGGAGGAGTTAATTTTATTGCTTCAACTGATTTAAAAACAAGAAAAATATTTGTTGGAGGAAGTGATGCTTCAGATTTACTTGGAATGACGGAAAAAGGAGCAGATCAATTACTAGTAGCAATTCCTCCTTCAGTAATAAACCTTAAAAAACAAGGTAAATATAAAGCAGACTTTAAAGCAAGTAGAAGTATTGATAAAAAAACTCTAGCAAAATTAAATTTAGATAAAAGACAACAAAGGTTAGATTTAGAAAAACTAAATATTACACCTTCTTTTGAAGACTATAGTCAAGTAATAAAAAATATAGGATTAACTGGAAGTTTAGGTGTGCAAACTGATACTAATAGTCCAGTTTTTAAAGGACTGTTTTCTCCTTAAAATAAAAATATTATCAGTAATAAATCTATTAGCCACATTCTTTTTGTCCTGTTGATGGGTCAACAAAGCAAGCTGCTCCATCTTCCTGTGTTTCCTCTGGTTCAATCTTATTTAATATTCCGTATCGTTTACCGTCTAATCTAAAGGTAGTAACTCCTTTAAGTTTACCTTTCCATGCTTTAACATATACATCTTTAAACTCATCAAAAGTAACTTGACTACCTACATTAATTGTCTTAGATACTGCGCTGTCAATGAAAGGCTGCACCGCAATCTGCATATCAAGATGATCATCAACGGATAACTCATCAGTAGTCTCCCCTTTTATACCATATTTAGAATACACATAATCTCGTAAGGGCATGACCTCAGGGCCTGAAGGAGTCTGTACTGTTCGAGCATAATAATGTTGGAACACAGGCTCTATACCACTGGAGATATTATCCGCTGTAAAACTAATTGTACCTGTAGGGGCTATGCTAGTTAAATGAGAGTTTCTCATACCTTGCTTCTTAATTTTATCCTTTAAGTCCTCTGGGAGTCTTGAGATGTATTCCCCTGATAAATATTTATCAACATCAAATAATTTAAATGATCCTTTCTCTACTGCTAAATCTGAGCTTGCTTCGTAAGAATCACACATAAGTGTCTTTAGAATCTTACGAGTGAATTTCCTACCAAGAACACTTCCATAAGTATACCCACAAAGAGTAAGGCAATTAGCAAGTCCTGTAATCCCCAGCCCCATTCTCCTCTTTGTCTTTGCCTCCTTTTCCTGATTAGGAAGAGGATAGGAAGTACGATCAATGACATTATCCATAGCCCTAACAACATGAGGTATATCCTTTTTAAATTTATTAAAATCAAATTTATTAGTTTCCATATTAACATACTTAACAAGGTTAAAGGAACCTAAGAGACAAGCACCATAGGGCGGCAACGGTTGTTCGCCACAGGGATTAGTAGCTGATACAGTCTCACAGTACCACAAAGGATTATCATTGTTAATACGGTCTAAAAATAATACTCCCGGCTCTGCCCAATCCCAATTATTACGCATAATCTCATTCCATAAAGCTTCAGGATTAATTTCTTTATAAGGTTGTCCTTCAAACTTTAAAGTAAATGGTTTCCCGTCCTTAAGACTTTCCATAAATTCATCTGTAACACCTACAGATATATTAAAATTAGTTAATGTGTTTTCATTCCGTTTCGCTCTGATAAATTCCTCAATGTCTGGATGATCGACACGGAGGACTGCCATCATGGCTCCTCTCCGGTGCCCCGCTGACATAATTGTTTGACATACTGAATCAAAGATCCCCATAAAAGACACAGGACCGCTTGCGCTAGAATCAAGAGAGACAATACGATCCCCATTGGGCCTAATATGAGAAAAATCAAAACCAATTCCCCCACCTCTCCGCATAGTCTCAGCAGACTGAGTAGCTCTTTCCATAATGCTTTCCATAGAGTCTTCAATCGTTCCGGAAACAAAACAGTTATATGCTGTAACATCCCTAGGACTCCCCATAGCTGCTTGAACTCTACCTGCTGGCATGAACCGTTGGTTGAGTAAGATGTCTTTGTATTCTTGTCGATGGTCTTCACTATCAGATACTGACGCTGCCTGTCTCGAACACGCTTCACTGAACGCTTCATTTGGTAGCCTATACTTCTGAGAATGTAAAATATCACACGCTGGAACTTGAGGACCGTACTGCATTATACTGTCTTCAAATCAAGAGTTACCTCAAAACACACACCAGATATTCCTTTAGCAAAGGTAACATTTCGTTTCATACTTCTCAATGCACTTGGAACTACTACCCCTTCACAATGTTCCATAGTCTCCGACATAGGAGCTTGAAATACTTTAGATTGAAGAGTATCATCTGGAAATACCAGTGTTAAAATTAATATTATAACTTTCATCTTATAGAACTCCTATTAAATCCTTGAGATTAGGACATTTGTAATTCGATCCTTTAAGTACCTTACCATCTTTATTATACACCGGATTACCTTCCCCGTCAAGCTTAGACATATTAGAATCGTGAACCCTATTGAAAGAGGTATCAAAATCACTAGAAAAGGTATTAAAACTAACGAAAGTGCCGGATATAATATACTGGACATCTGTTAATTCCTTTAAAAAATCAGACCAATCTTGTTTTGTTGTTGATTTTCCCTGCATTAATTTCATAGTAATCCTATCAATAACTTCAACAGTCTCCCCTACTTCCTCCAATAGTAATTGTTTTCTAAGCTCCAACAAGGATACCCGTGGGACACTGTTGATATCTAATCCCATTGCTCTATGAAATATCTGTACTTTTGATTCTCTGGACATATCTTTATTATACATAATTTAATTCAATTTATCAGGTTGATATCTAGTTAAATCCATGTAGCAACTATCAAATAATAAATTAATTGCTTTCCTTATCATATTCTTTTGCTCCTCTGTGCTATCCTTATCACCTAAACTAAAAACAAGAGTTGATAATAATTCTATTCTCCCTATGATTGTATCAGGAATAAAATTAATTATATGTCCATCCGTATCAATCATTTTCCCTCTCCTCTTTAAAGTCTTCGATGAAGTATTCTTTAGTATCTACATCAAAGATTTCTCTTAGTTCCTCATTATTCTCTTCAATTAACTCAGGAAATCTATCTATAATATCCTCTGAAGAAATGTTTAAAATTTCACATAGAAAGGAGGGGTCAGTTAAATTAGATAATCTGTTTAAAAACTGTTTATCCGGCAAGGACATTATTTATATCCTCCAATGTTGTAAATTTAAACCCTTCTTTTTTACACCACTGTCCCATGTTCATTTTACTATTTTTCCTTATTTTTTTTAATGGGTTATGTAGAACAAAAATTAATTCATACCCGTCTGGATATATAGAATTTCGTATTGACTTATACTTCTGTGTATCCCCAGCGCGAAAGAATCCTTTACATTCAATTAATATCTTACCGTTAATAAAATCAGGGATATAATTTCTATGAACAACGTAGGGTAATTTTAGGGACTCGTACTCATAAGATACCCCTAAAATTAACCCTGTTTGTTTCTCAAAATTATTTCTATACTTAGGCACTAGACTTCTTAACATCTTTTATATTTCTTATAAGAGCGTGTGTCATGACTCCTCCAGAAGTTACAAAGGGAGAGCCATGTAACTCCCATTTTTCATTCAAAAGAATAGTAATCATTGATTCAAATTTTTCCGGTCTTATAGAAGTAATTACTTTAAATTCAATCATTTTTTTACTCCTTTCTTTGTTGTACGATGTCGGGCTAACGTGTCTTTTAAAACTTTTGTAATCCCTTCTTTTGAGGAATCTTTTTTAATAGATTTAGTCATGTCTACTCGTTTTCCGTCCGGTAGTAAGACTTCAAATGATGGCATTTAAATCAATCTCCTGTACGTTAGGTGGGTTTACTACTTTACTTAAAAATCTAGGTCCAGTTGAGTAAGCGAATGCTTTTAATTCTGGATAGCAATGTTTTTTGTACTGGCAGTAAGAACATATAGTAGATAGTTTTAAGTTGCCAGACTTGCCATCCGGAATGGGCTTTGAGCATTGAGAGGGAAGTTCTTCTCCCTCTACGGACTTTTTTACACTTTCTACAAGCTCCTCAATATCTTCATTATAATAATTATACATTGGATGTTTAGTATCGTCAAGGTCATAATTCAAAACACACAAATGACCATTAGATTTATCCATTGCTAAGTATGCCCACTTACGTTCTCCTTCTGAGTGAGCATAGGCTTTTACTTGAGCTACATAACCAAACGGGTCATCAGCAGCCATTGTACCATCCTTAAACTTCTTAAACCCATAGGTACTTGTAGATTTAACATCGACAGTTACTCCATCGATCTTACAATCCATATGACCTTTAACTCCTTTAACCTCACAAACTTTCTGTTCATCAGTAACTTCATGGCCTGACATACGAGTAAGGAATAATAACATCTCTTCAATTATATTTCCATACATAAATTTAATAAACGTATGTGGTTGTATTTTTTCACCTACCCATTTGTTAAAGCTAAACCATTGAACCCTCTTTGGTTTACCAATAGCGGATAGTCTCAATCCTTTTCTGTTTTGATAACCAGTAGAAGGTAAAAACTCTTTACGCATAAGAGCCTTCATAGCTTCACCAAATTTCTCAATCTCTGCTTCAGCATCTATATCTTTCGGAACATTTCTGTTCTTCATAAGAGTATAAATGTCTTCAACTAATGTATCTAATGTGTATCTGCCCATGTTTTCCCTACCTTGTATTCGCCATCTAAGGGACAGCGTAAGTTAAATTTTATACCAGCAGCTTTTATACACTCCACTGCCAGCCATCCAAATTTCTCTGCTTGGTCTTCCCTAACTTCCGCTTGAAACTCATCATGAATATTACCTACAAATTTATAGTCTATACTATATATTTTAGCGTATTCATCAAGTATCGTCAAGGACTTTTTCATAACTACGGCTGCTGCGGATTGTAATAAGGTATTAAGTGCAGCGTGATTACTTCTTATAATTAGTTTACGATTATCTAACCCTCGAAGATATCCTCTAACAGTGGCACGTTCAACTCTTTCTCGTAAATCTCTAAGAGATGGTGTGTTCGAGAGAAATAATGTCTTAAGTCTTGCTCCATCTGATGATGAACCACTAATAATTGATCCGATTTTTCTGTCTCCTGCTCCGTAGAGGAAAGCATAGATAAAAGTTTTAGCAATGTCTCTTGTTGCAAGTCCAGCAGCCGTTTGGTTTGCTGAGTGTATATCACCGTGGAGGATCTCATGTGTGTACTCCTTATCGTTCATATAATGTGCTAACATTCTTAACTCTATTCCGGAAGCATCTGCACCTACCAGCTTCATTCCTTCAGGCACCGTCCAACAACTACGACACTCATTACCATAAGGAGAGTAACTAGCGGGTACTTGAGACATATTAGGACTACTATGAGTCATCCTGCCAGTGACCGCACCTATGGTATTAACGTAGCCATGAACTCTTCCATCTTCTTTAACCGCAGTAAGCCATGATTGTATTTGTGCATATCTTTTCTGAACTAATAAATATTCCGCTATTAACTGAGCCTCTGGAATACCAACCACTTTGGAAAGTATAGCTTCATCAACAATCACATGACCCTTCTCTGTAAAACTATCAGGCTTCCATCCAAAGTATTTCAAATGTCTACCTATCTGTTGACGGGAACCTAAATTAAACTCTGGAAAATCTACCCTACTAAAAGGACCGCATACAGACCTCCAATCATCACCAAGAAACTTAATACCGACATTGGAAAGCTCTCCGTTCTTTTTGTACTTAGGCCGTACTTCTTTAATAAGCACAGGCAATGGTTTAAATTTTTCATGAACTTCAACCTCTAGTTGTAATTTACGTTCCTTAAAGGTAGCTAATAAATCCCAACATTTCTTCTGATCTAACGTCCACCCATTTTGGATTTGTTGTGTAACCACTGACTGAACTTGATGTTCAAGATTGATACTTGTATCACCAAAATCAGCCAGCTTATCTGTAAGTATATCATAAACTTTCTGAGTAACTTTAAGATCTTGGATACAATATTGTTCCATCTCAGGACTGAAGGAATTAAAATCACTATGATCTCCTTTAGGAAAATTTAATCTATCACCCCATGATCTAAGAGAGTGACCTCCGTCTAACTGTGGGTTATACAGCCTTGATAAAATTAAAGTGTCTACAATTTTTAACCCATCGAACGATATGCCGATAAAGTTTTTTAAATGAACTGCATCGAAATCTATAAAGTTGTGTCCTATAATTTCTTCGTATTGATTTAACCATTGTTGTATCTCCTTTTTGTTAAATGGAGGTAGAAAATTTCTGACCTCTCCCAATTCGTTCAGAGTACCAATCATCCAGATTTTCGTAACGGGTAACTCTGTGGTTTCTATATCGACTATAAGCTTTCTTGTCATTGGTTAATGTCTCACCTCTTTTTAAAGCAACATGCTCAAGCCTATGACAGTTACTACATAGTATAACACATTTCTCTGCTTCATCAAGTGTTTCTTTTTTTGGTCCTTTAACACCACGCCAACTGTTAACATCTAAACCCATTAATTTATTACTATCTAATGGGTGGTGAAAATCCAAAAGCTCAGTAGAATATTCCTCATTACAAATCTGACATCTCATTCCTGTACGTTTTTTTATGTACTGCTCTTTATTATAAACACCACTATGATGCCATTTCCTAGGTGGATTAAAATTCCTCATCAGTTACCGCCTGTATCTCTGGAGGGTTGCCTTGTACTAACCTAGATGTATCTTGCTCATAGTATAACCAGCCAGCAGTACCAGTACGTCCAGTACGTCTACACTTGACAAGCTGTACCTTAGTGGAATTACGAGCATAATCATCATCCGATAATTTATCACGGCTGAGTAAGATTGTATTAAATGCTATCTGATTAATAGAGCCGGAACCCTTCATGTCATACTCACTAACATCATGGGCATCCTTAACCTGTGGCTTACGCATATGAGAAACAACAATGATACTAATGTTAGTTTCCTTTGCAAGCTTAAGGCAACGATCCATAAACGCATCTATCATGCCGTTCTCATTACTTGTTACAGCAACTTGTAACGGATCAATAATAACCACATCACAATCTAAACCTTTAGCCATAAATCTAATCTTGGAAAACAACTCATCCAGATCATCAGAACCTTGATGGTTATGAATATGTAACTTCTCATCCTTTTTAAGATCATCATAGAACTTACGGAACTCTTGATAGTTACGATCACCACTAGGAATGTTTGATAAATTCTTACCCATGTGGATAGAGACAAGCTTCTCTGTAGTCTCACCTAAACTACTCTCTAGGAAAGCTACACCGATCTTCTTATTGCTCTCCTGTTTCATACCATACAAAAGGTTATAGACTACTGTGGTTTTACCGACTGAAGTTAAGGCTCCGATAACAGTCACCTCTCCAGCAGCGATACCTCCATTCATCATTCCATTGAGTGTACCAAAAGCAGCAGGAAGAGGTGTTACTTCCTCAGTACCTCTACGAACAAACTCATCCCAGCATTGTTCATCGGAAAAGGGAACAACATCTACTGGGCGGTAGGGTTTAGCATCCCACCAACAAGATGTAAATTCCCTAACCTTACCAGCCTTAAGCATATCACCAGCATCCTTAACACCATCCGGTAATGATACAACCTTGACTTTATTATGGGAAAATAACGGGAGGACGGATTGAGTAGCTTTATGACCAGCAGGGTCATTATCAAAACAGATAACAACATTCTCAAAGGTCTCCAGCCACTCTAAGTTCTCCTTAATGTCGGCCTTTGCTCCAGCCGCTCCGGTTTTAATGGATACGACAGGCCACTTGCCATCAAACATCTCAGCAATAGCCAGTGCATCTGCCTCGCCTTCCGTAATGGTGACAAACTTACCACCCTCACGCCATAAATTCTGCCCGAACAATCCGGTATTACTCAAGGTTCCTGTAGCATAGAATTGTTTATTCTCTGTAGTCCTGACTTTAGTTCCTACGACTGTTCCATTATCTTTATCGTAATAAGGGTAATGGTGCTTAAGAATAACACCCTTCTTGTTCTGCTCTAACGTAACGCCAAATTTAGCCACGATAGACTGCGATATATTTCTATCTTTAATAGGGCCACTTGTACCTAACATTTCAAAATCCTTCACTGGTGTAAGTTTAACTGTTTTCTCTTTACCGTTAACAAACTTAACAAAACCACACTTATAACAGTAGGCATGGCCGTCATCATATAATGCTAAATTATCACCCTTATTATCTTCTCCCTTACCTCTACACTGTGGACATGGTTCTCGACTAATAACTTTACTATCTCTCAAAGCTGTTTGCATAATCCCACCTATAAAAAATATGGTCCTCTATCTCAACTGTTCTTGTCTTACTTTTAGCCCATGAAGGTTGCACATAATCAGCATGATAATGTGTAGCTCCATCAGTAATGTCAATACTCGTTGCTTTATGTAACATATTAAAAGAAAATAAATAAATATTTTGGAAGTGTGACTTCTCTAATGGCGTGTCTGATTTACCATCACAATACCAAGAGAACTGGCATCTATTCCGCACTGGTATTAACTCTCCTGTACCTTTCCATGATGGCCTTGTTGGTCCTTGAGTGACTACCTCACATATTGTGTTCGGAAATCTTTCATCATTAACTCTGTTAATAACCACATTCGCTACTGCTAACTGCCCAGCAAATGATTGG